GTTACTAAACATCTTTCAGATAAGAAAGATACTTGCATGAAATCATTTGTTGTAGTGAATGCACCACCAACAGATCCTGTGATCCAAGATTTCATTCTTCTGTCATCAGCTTGTGAAGCTCTGTAACGCACGTGTAAGAACGGTCTACGTATGTTTGTACCAAGTAATTGGTCATACACAGTAGTTGTTCCTGCAGGTACTAATACACCGTCGATGTTGTCACCGCCAGTAAAGTTTCCAGAACCACCTCTTGTAGAAGCATCATTTAAGTATTTCCATGAAGTCTTGTAGAAGTCATAAGAACCTCTTCTGAATCCAGAAAATCCTAAGTTTAACGCCATTTCTTCAGAGTTTTCAAACACACCGTAAGATGTACCTCCAGCTCCGTAAGAATTTTGCTGTGCTAACATATTATCAAACTGTAATTCTGTAGCTCTATCTAAGAAAAGCATGTTTTCTTCAATAGCTCCTTGAGAATCTAAGTTTTGTAATAAAGCATCAAAGTCTTGTAAAGATCCGCCGTATCCAGCCATTACATTTCCTCTAGTATTAATAGCAGAGAATAAACCTTGTGTACCTTTTGCAGCAATAGCAGCTCCTCCAGGACCAGCAGCACCACCAAATCCAGGTATTGCCGCTTGATTAGCAACAAAACCAGAACCAGCAACAGCAAGTTCACCTTCAATCATACTCATTTCTAAGTAATCTTCAAAACGTAATCTTGTTTCGCCTTCAGCTTTTAAGTACCATAAGAAACCAGCAGTACCGTCTTCAGCGGCAACTTCAACCCACCCAATTTGAGCAGTGTCAGAACCATTGATTTGGTAATTTGATTTAATTATGATTGGTGAATTAGAAAATTGAGTAAATGAAGGTTGTACATTTTCAGTAGAACCAGCAGTACCTTTTGCAAATTCAGAACCATAAACAAATAACTTACATGCAGTATTTCCTACGCCTAAACCATTAAGGTTAGCAGCAACATAAGGATAAACTGTAGCAGTTTGATTTCCTGTTTGAATAGCACCGTTTCCAACTATAGCGTGAACAACAGAAGCAGGACTAGCTGGATCCATTATTACTACAGTCATGTTAGGAGCTAGTACGTTTGACACGCCAGCAGGTAAAGTAATTGTTGTAGCATTAGTAATTGTTACATTATCATACGCGATATGTAATCTATTTTGTTCAGACCAGATTACCTGATCAGAAGTCATTGGCATTTCAGCACCAACCATTCTTAAGAAGCCACCGACAGTACGATTTCCGTATCTTTCTACTTCAGCTTCATAAATTTCTGGTAAGTATTGTTGAGCAAAATCATTTGCTCCACCAGTGTTAAATTGTAGGTAGTTGTTTGCCAACGTTTGTTGTGCTTGCGAAGGCACTAAACCACCAAATTGAGGACTTAATATTCCCATAATTGTTAATTTTAATTGTTAAATTTACGTGTTTTGATTTTCAGTTTATGAGAATCAACACCGCTTACAGCTTTAACTTTTAATCCACCTATAAAAATATCTCCACTAGGAGTTGTCCTAGCATCATTACTTATATTTTTAGATTTAGACACTACATCTTTTACAGCGTCGGCTTTACCTTGCTCATAAAAATGTTGTGCTATAGTATCAGCGTTTTTAGCAGCATACATAGCTTTGTGATAACCTTTGTGATCGCTCACACTTCCATCTTCATTTAAAAACTTTTTAACAAAGTTAGATAGGTTACTTTGATCTTCAGCAACTTCACTAGGGTTTTTTACACCATATCTAAATTTTTTATCTCCCACTTCAAAATCAAAACCTTTGAATTCGTCTGAAAAATAATCTTTAGTTAGGCCTTTAAAATCCTCGTGTTGTTGTTTTACTAACTGTTGATTTTCATTATATCGATTAAAAAAGTCAGTAGCTTTCTGTTGCTCTTGAGTAGCGCCCGGTCTCAACTTGATCTCGTCGTAATATTTACCCTTTAAGTCCTCTAAAAAGCCATGTGCTTTTGCAACCTCTTCTTTAAGTGCGAGTTTTTTTCTTTTGATGTCTCGCTCGTCATCAACTTCATCATCATATTGGAAATTTTCCTCCATGATAAATCCTATTTCCTCATCGTTAAGATGTGGTTTTGCTTTTTTATAATATTCTTTTAACAATGTTTTACCGTCTACTTGAGAATAATCAGCGTTTAATCTAACATAATCTTCAACAGTTCCGCCTGTTTCTTCCATAAAGTTTACAAGTTTTTCTACATTTTCAGGTAATTGTTTACCTAAAACCTTTTCATCTCTAACAGCTTCGTTAATTTCTGCTTTAACTTGTTTAACCTCTTCTTTAATTTCTTCTGTTACTTCTTGGATTGGTTTAAATTCTTCAATAGTTTCGCTGGACTCTTGTACTTGTTTGTCCACTTCAGCGCTATTTCCGGCTTGTTCGCCCACATCCACTTTCTCTGTTTCTCCGATACGAATGGCATTGTCTTCTAGTTTTTTACTTAAATCTACTTTAGTAACCTCGCTTTTAACTTCAGGCACAACTGGTTTTGTCATGTCTACTTTAAAAGGTTTTTCTTTTGTAGCGTTAAATTTTTTCATTTTAGGTTTTGATTTAATTTTCATATCTCCACCTTCTGATTTGACTTCTTTAGCCACCTCAGCGTTTTTTGTTTCATTTTGTTCTGACATAATATAATAATATAAAATTAATAAATTGGATTATCTAGGAGTAAATGACTCCAGACTTAATCCTCCTAACCCGTCATTGGTAGATTCAAAATTTACCGGTGCCGTGTTATTTTTTCTTTGCGCAATCATTTCACTTTGTTGCGACGCTTGTAATTGAGTTCTTTGATCTTTACGATCTTCTATTTCTTTTTCTTTTAAACTCATTTGCTCTTTTTCAAGTTGAGCAATTTGCCTATTGTATTGAAACTCTAATTCCATTAATTCTTTCTTTATTTGAGCTTCTTTTTCTAGTTTTTGTATTTCAAAACCTGCTTTACCTTGTTCTATTTGTAATTTAGAAGCTGCCATAGCTTCGTTTTTTTGAACTTCGTACATAGCAGAAGCTTCTTGAGCTTGAATATTAGCTTGTGACTGAGCTTGAATATTTTGTTGCGCAACTTTTTCATCGTAAGCTTGTTTTTCTTTACGCTTAACTTTTAGTGAAGCATTTGCTAATTTAAGGTTTTTTACTTGACGTATATCAATAGCGTCCTCTAAATTAATACCACCGCTTTGTAAAGCTATTTGTATATTTTGTTCTAGCTGAGCTCGCTCTTCATCATCAGGTTCTAGTTCTAAATATATACCAAAATCAAATAAATTTAAACTTTGTAATTCTGATAATGTACCTACATTAAAACTACTTATTGATTTTTTTAATGAATCAGCTAATAAGTCATAACTTAAAACATCAGCAATTCTTAATGAAATGTTTTCAGCAGCTTTAACGGTTAAATAAAGCGACGCTTGCATTATATGTCTAGTTGCTGTGTTAGATGCATTAGCTGCCATTTTTTGTAGTCCAACTAAAGCATCTTTGTCTGGCATACTCCCATCTCTTGCTTCGTTAAGTCCTGTCACATCACGTATCATTTGTAAATAATATTGATATGTACTTATTAATGAAGATATTTTTCCATTAGCACTAGATGATTGAAGTTCTTGAATAGGAACTTTACCTCTGTTAGGATCACCGTCTTGAGTGAGTGACCTACCAACTATAGAACCAGTTTGGAAATACATGTTTAATGCTTCTTGTGGATTATAATTAGTACCGTTGCCTAAATCAACTTCAGCTAAACCATCAACATCTACAAAAACACCATCAGGTACCATACGAGATATAACCTGTTGTAACTTTAAACTAGTCAACTGTATCATATCAGCAAAACCTGTTATTCTACTAACTATAGATTCTACTCTACCTCTGTACATTCTAGGCGCGCATATTTGATAGTTCATATTTACTTTTGTCATATTAGAGTTAGGCCTTGTCATGTTTTCAGCCATTTTCCACTGTAACATATTGTCTATGCCTAAAACTTTAGCACCGCTATATAACACTTCTATTGATCTAGAGACTCTATCAAATTTATCACTTGGTGGCGGTGCAAAAGTGTCTGGTTTTTCTAGTGCTTTTTCTAAACCTTGATCTGTGTATTTAATTTTAAAAACTTGATTACTATATGTCTTATATTCAAAAAATAATACAGCAACATAATCATCTGTTTGATTCCAGTTTCTTAAATAGTTTTGTGTTCCTGGAAAGTCTTCAATTCTTTTTAATTCTTCGTCAGTTAAATCAGGAAACTGTTTTTTAAGTTCTGCTAAATGAATCATTTTAACTTCACCAACATAATATATATCTTGAAAATTAGGATCGTCTGTATATGAATAAACTAAATTAGCAGGATCAACATATTCTACAGTTATACCATTTGATTTATTAAAATTAGTTTTTATAGCTCCAATACCTAAGACAACTAAATCATATAACATTCTCTTTTTTACTTGAGGATATTTATTTTGAGCAAACACATTAGATATAGCTTCTTCTTCTGCTATCTCAATTGATTGCTTATAACTTAACTGCATGTGTAAAGATAATTCTTCTTTGTTTTCTGGTAAATTTTCAGGCGCGTCAGTGCTCCATAAGTCCATACCTAATTCATCTTGAGCTTTCTGTAAAAAAGATCTTGCTTGTATGTCTCTTAATAAACTCTCAGCATAGTTAGTTCTTTTTTTTCTTGATTCAGGATCTTGAGCAAAAGCTTTTATATCGTAATCTCTTTGCGACATACCGTTAACAACAATATCAACAAACTTTGATATAATAGGAACTGGTTTCCAGTCAAGGTTTAAATAGCTTAAATCACCATTAATAGATAATTCATCTTTGTATTTTTGTATAGACTGTTCTCCTCTAGCATATAGTCTTAAATTGTTGTATTGAACAAAGTTCATTGAAAATCTATCACCACCGCGATTACTTCTAAACCATTCGTACTCTATAGCTCGGCCTACGCGTTTTCCGTATTCCCAACTCATTTTCTCTTCATCAGGTACTACCTGACTAGGAAAACCACTATTGTAATTACTTTGAATCATTTATTTTATTATTTTAGAAAAATCTCCTTTATTATTGTATTTTGAAAACCCTAAAGAAACCTTTTCTCTAATTATTTCGTTTACTGGTCTATATTTATTTTTATTGCAAGCCATTATAGCTAACCCTGAGCTTATAGAAGCATCATGTTTTGTTCTATTATTTATATCAAATTGAGCCCAATCTTCTAAAGTTCTTTGAAAGTACATTGAACCCCATTTTTCTCCTAAGTCTCCTACATAATGTTCTATGTATGTTTCTATCGCGGCAGCATGAGCTTGTTTAACATCTTCACTTGAGTTAGGTATACCACCTATTTCTCTTTCTGTTATAGATAATTTATAATCAGTTTTATCTGGTCTATTCATAGCGTATTTTCTATAACCTCTACGTTTAAAATGATAAAGTAATCTAGGTTTATTATTTTCCGCAAGTATTGGCATACCATAAAATATACAAGCCATTAATACATCTTCAAAAAATATTTCAGCAGTTTGTGGCCTAGCTATATATTCTAAAAAAAACACATTTGATGGGGCTTCATCCATGCTAAATTTAGTTAAACCATGTAGTGATCCATTAGATCCTTTACCGTCTACTGTTCCAGATATATCATAACTATCACAACCAAAAGCGCCAACGTGTTCGTTTGCTGGGTATTTCATACCGTTTCTTACAAATATTTGATTTTGCATATGTACAGGTGGAACCCATGAAATATAAAACCTACCTCTATTGTTTGGTATAAAAATAACTTTAGTATCTAAAACACCATCTTCCCATTGAAAATTACCTTGAGTTACAATACTTTGTTGTTGTATTCCTTCGTTATAATCTATTTGTTGATAAATTTTAGTTAAATTAAATAAAGACATTTTAGACTCATCTCTAAACGCGTGTTTAGTTGTACGAGGAAACTGTCTATAAAATTCATTTAATCCATCTTGATCTTCTTTAAGACCTTCTACCTCATTTTCCCAGTATTCAATAACCCCAATTTTGATTGGTGCTCCATGAGGTCCATGCACTTCTTTTGGTGGTGTGTTGAAGACAGGATAGCCATAAGAATCAATGTATCCCTCGTAATTCCATTCCATAGGTATGAACAAAGAATAGAGTCCTGAACGAGTTTGTCC